CGCACGCGCCACAGCTTGCGCTTTGGCTTTTGTAGCGAATGGGCCTTTGCTTCCCCAATACCAGCCATTAGGCTTTTTTGCGAGTGGCATTTGAAACAATCACTGGATTACATTCAGCCAACATTTGCAACACGGTAGCTTCGCATGAATCAGGATCAGCCGCCAATAAAGCAGCAGCCACTTCTGTCGCGTCTACTATAGCGCCCCGTACCATTTCTGGCAAAGGGCGATAAGTGGACGTGAGTTCTGCAACTACGTCCGTAAGCATTAAGTGTTACTCCAGCCGTATTGACCACCGCGTGGGTGAACGGTAAAAATGCACTTGGCTTCTGCACCCGGCTGGGCATCAATCTTAAACTCGCCTACACGACCATTGAAGGCATAAGCAATGGTGCTGACCCCATCAACAGCCGCCACCACAAAGGTGCGGTCAATCACGCCACTGTAAGCATCAGCACGCATCAACAACAAACCTACATCTGATGGATTCCATGCGGCTGTAATGGTCAGACTTGTAGGCGCTGCCTGAGTTGGGATTTTGTCCGATTGACGTGCGCCAGCGACTGAGAAATTTGCTACTGCATCGTCTTGACCAAAGACGGGCACTGCTTCCACATTCAATGGCGTGCCAGCCGCGCCTGTACCGTTGGCAGAAGTGCCAACGATAGTCGCTACTTGTGCTGACCAAACTGACAAATTTGTCGTGGTCAAAGGTGTGGGTGTGGCGCCCGTTTGCGCCCACAGTGAGGCACTAAAGCCCGGTAAAACTTTGGATGGTGCTGCCATTAGTTATTCTCCTGATTAAGCGTTGTTCGACCAGCCGTACTGACCGCCACGGGGGTGAACAGTAAAGATACATTTGGCTTCAGCGCCGGGTTGCGCGTCGATCTTGAATTCACCCACACGACCGTTGAATGCGTAGTAAACCACATTCGCGCCATCAGTTGCCGAAATGATAAAGGTGCGATCCACCACGCCAGAGTAAGCATCGCCACGCATAATCAGCAATTGAGAATCCGAGGGATTCCAAGCTGCCGTGATAGTCAAGCTGGTGGGCGCTGCTTGAGTTGGAATCTTATCGCTTTGACGCGCACCCGCTACCGAGTAGGAGGCCACAGCATCATCTTGGCCAAAGGCTGGGATGGCTTCTACGTTTAATTGATTCGCCGTAATAGCCAAAGCCGAAACGGTGGCTACGGTGGACAACGCCGCCGTGGTCAATGCCGTAGGGGTGGCAGTAGGCTGGGCAAACAGAGCAGCAGAAAAGCCGGGCAAGATTTTATTTGGTAACGCCATGATGAATATCCTTCAAAAATTAAAAAGATGTTTTATGTTGGAATATCTAAGGTGCAGTCCAAAAAGACTTGCGCCAGCTTTTGTTCATTGTCGTATGAATTGTACAACCACTGAACGTCTGCCTTTGCCACCCAAAACCCATTAGTGGGGCCACCAAATACTCCACTAAAACCATGCAAACTTTGCAAGATTTGGTCAGAGATTGTGAAGCCATCTTCAATGTTTTGTGTGAAGATTGAAATCTGAAAAACGGGGGTATCAATACCTTTGTTGTTCTGATTTTGACCTGTATAAACTGGCTGGTGAACATTGCGCAACATCCAAGTAATAAACTTGGGCTGTGTTGCAAAGTTACGGTTAAACGCCGCATAAACGGGCACAGGGGTGACAATATTCGCCAGTTGGTACTGGATAGCCTTGGAATATTGAAGCGTACTATTTTGAGCCATATTACACCGCCGTTGCAGGGTCAGAACGATAGCACATAAAACGCACAGTCATTCGGTCATCTGCTTCTCGAACATTATCAATACGCCAAGAATTCCCACGCCATGTAATGGAGAAAATATCTTGACGATCAATAATCTGTTTCATATTGGGCGTGTAGTTCAATGTGAAATTAATCAGGTCTTGATAGAGCCGATACTTTTCCAGAATGTTCAAGCTGTTGGCTACTGAACTGACACGCCCACGAGTGGTGAACCATTTGGTTTGAATAGTCGTCTGTTCTCCAATGTCACTTAAACCGAAAGTGAGATTATTAATATCCAGATTTTCAAACCGTGCAATTGCCATTTACATCACCAAAGGTTTGTAGCTGCGTAACAAAGTTGAAACGCCAAAAGGAATATCGTGCAATTGTTTTTCCACCGTATTGCTGCGATTATTGTAAAGATGGGTAAGCAATAGCAAACCAGCTTGCTTGATAACTGGGTAGCTTGCCAATGGATTGGCTGTGGTCGAGTAATCAATGAAGATCGGCGCTGTCATGCTTGAATTAATGCCTGTTGGCAAAGTCGAGACAATGACTTTATTTCCAGATTCATCATAATAATATTGGCCCACATCTACCGTCACCAAAACTGGCGGTGTGGCATCAGTCCAATACTTAACCGAAATAATCGAAACGCCAGACAAAACAGGATTAATATTTTGGCTGACTTCTGGCAAATCAAAACTGATTGGATTTGCCGCAATGCTTTCCATGCCATACCAAACGCGATAAGTAATCGGGAAAATCGACATTCCCAAATAATCTTCAATGGCCTGACGTGTTGCCAATTCCAAACCAGACAAATACGCATCTTGACTTTCGTCATCAAACATATTCAACTGATTCGTAATCTCTGCCAGCGTCAGCCAAGCAGTAGTATTGTCCCGCAAGACCTGCTCAACTTTTGTATAGTTGAACGGGTTGCGAGTCGCTGCCCCGTAGGGCAAACCATATTGATTGGTATCAACAGCCATAATTAAATTCCAACCAGCACCACGCCAGCAAATGGATCACGCACCGTGCTGACAAGACGTTTTTCTGCGTACAGAGTAATAAATCCGGGTGCAGTTTGCTCCATTGCCTGAATGGTCATTTCCTCAACATCAGCAATAGTCAAGAAACGAGACCAGTTTGCCAATACCATTGATCGTGAGCCAACACCGGGAGCGTCAAGATAAGCATTGGGAATGACGGGGAAACCCATCATAGACACCAATTGACCGCCTTCAGCGCCACCAGTTTCCTGAAACAATGGCAGACCTGCTGTGTTTTTCAATTTACGAATTGTGGAAATTAGAGTTGGGTGAATGTGCCAAGCCGTACCGGGCAAAGACCAATATTGACCCGGCAATGCGTTCACTATGTCAACGACCATATTAAAGTCTGGCACAGTGGCGCTATGACTGATTGCAGCCAATGTATGCACGCCATTGGTGATAGCTGTTCCGCTTGTTCCAAATGCTGCTGTTGTGCTGATTGGATAACTTGAAATGCCGCGCAAACCATCAGTTCCACCTGTAGTGGTAGTCGTGGTTCCTGATTGGTCATTATTGCGTGCCATTGAAGCGGCTTCGATAGCCGAAAACTCTAGCATCAAATCTTCAACAATGGTTTCATTCAGATAATTAATGTCTGACATTGCAGCCGAGCGAATCGGCAATTGAGCAGTAATTACGCGAGTTGGCAATTGCCAAATGCTAGTGTCTGTGCCGGGTGTTCCGGTGTTGGGGGTAAACGAATAACCCCAAGGATTGGCTTGTGTTGCAGCATTACCAGTCTTGGCAACAAACTGTGCGCTGGAGCCTGATTCTTTTACGATTCGTGCAGCTTGACGAAATGGGTTTGCATATCGCAATGCCGCGAATGCGTCATCAAAATATGTCTTACCACCCTGACCATCGCCACTGCCCGTCAACGATGCTTGCTCACGCAAATCAATTGTGATTTTTTCCCCTGTTTCCAGAGTCTGTTTAATGCTGTTGAGGATTTTTTCGGTGATGGTCTTCATTTATTTTTCCAAGTAAGTGGGCATAAAGAGGAGGGCCGAAGCCCCCCCCTCAAAGCTGCTTAGTTTGCAGCGGTAGCCGTAGAGCGGAAACGCACCAGAGCGTTTGGATCACGCACCGAAGTAGCCAAACGCTTTTCACCAAAGAAGGTGATGTAACCGGGCAAAGTCTGGTCATAACGGCGCATAACCATGTTCAAACGGTCAATGATGGTGTGACCACGCGACCAGTCACCAAAGTACATGGGGTACTTGCTGATTGTGCCTGCGGTGGCGGTAGTCAACTGACTTGGAGTATCCAAGTATTTATTAACAACAACATCAAAGCCAAGCAGTTGACCAACAATACCGTTGACCGAAAGAGATTCAACAGAGTTGAAAATCGGGCGACCATTGGTATCTTGCAGACCACGGATTGCTTGCAACAGGATTGGGCTGACCATGAATTTGGCGCTATCAGTCCAGTACTGTTGTGGCAAGGCGTAAATCATGTTGATCACGTCTTTGTACTGGATAGCATTTGCGCCCACGGTGTTGACGTTTGAGGTCAACTGATCGTAAGTTGCAAGGCTGTGCAAACCAGTAGTAGAACCAGTACCGGATGAACCAAAAGCCGCCACAGAAGTCGTGCCGCCTGTGAAGGTTGCATTTGCGCCGGGGTATTGATTCAGGCCACGCAAACCATCAGCACCACCAGTTGCTACTGTCGAGCCAGTACCAGTTTGGTCGTTGTTGGAGATCATTGATTGGGCTTCGCTCTGAGCGAATTCCATCAACATATCGTCAACCACGTTGGCTTCCAGACCGTCGATGTCATCCAAAGCCGCAGTACGGATTGGGAACTGGACGTTAATGTCTTTCAGAACCAATTGCCAAATGCTGGTGTTTTCAGTAGTGGGCGTGCCGTTGTTCTGGATTGCGTAACCCCATTGGGCGCCAGCATTGCCAGTTTTAACGCGGAATTGATAGCTAGAGCCATCAGTTGCCACAGTGCGTGAAAGACCGCGCATTTGGTTAGCCAAACGCAGAGCCACAAACACTGGATCGTAAGTGGTGCGTCCACCTTGACCGTCACCACCAGCAGCAAGGCCCGCAGCTTCTTTCATGTAGGCATCATATTGGCCTTGGTCTTCGAACATTTTCAGTTCTTTTTCACCTTGGCGGGCGCCCTTGTAGTAACCAGCCAATTGCTCTTTTACGGCACGATTAACATCGCCGCGAACGGTCTTGACAATCTTGATAAGCGAAGGCACTTGAACTGAAGCAATTTTGGCTTCAAGAGCCGCCATTTTGGATTCGAGTTCAACTTTAGCAGCCTCAACAGCCGCAGGGATTTTGGCCTCAACTGCCAGCACGCTTTCGGCTTGCTTGGCTTCAATAGCATCGAGTTTTTCGATAATTTCTTTAGACATGGTATTAACCTTTGAGTCGTTTCGTGAGAATTTGCATCAATTCGCGTTGCTCAAGAGCCGCGAGAATTGCTGCGTTCGTGGTCGCTTCCGCACCAGCATCACGCTGAGTCGTCGCATTTTCATTAGGCACTTTTACGGCATCACGCTGCTCAAGCACCTTCTTGAAAGTTGATGCGGCAGCGACCGCATCACTCTTGGACAGTCCAGCATCCCGCAGGGCTTGTTCCATGATTTTCAAATCTGCTGAACCATCAGCACGGAAATACTCCAAATGGCTCACGTTTGCTTCAGGATTATTTGGATACATCACCACCGAGACTTCGCGCAAACCACCCTTGGTGATTTGGAAATAGGCTTCATCGGTTTGGTCTGGTTTGCCATCAGCATTCACCATTTGGTATTCATCAGCGTAAGCACCAACCGAAACGCCGCCAAACATTGTGGGGCTTTCCTGCATGATGGTGTAAGTATCCTTACCCATCGCCGTATTGGTATAAATACGGCCCGAGGCGGTCATGCCTGATTCTGAAAACTCGAATGAAGTCCATTCACCGATAGGCATGGAGTCTGCATTGTGATTCAAAAACATAGGTAAGGGTTTACCTGTAGCCGCAAACTCTTTGGCCCAATCCATGAAGCCCTCCGGTTGATAATTGAAACGTCTACCGTCAGCGCCTTCTCGTGCGCCCCATGTAGTTACGGTGGCTTCAATCTGACCGGGGTTTGCCGGGTTGCCTGCGACCAGTTTGGCCTCGCAGAGCAACAGTACTTTTTTTTGCATCATTGATTACATCTCCATCATTAACTTTGCGAACGTCAATGTCATATATTATGATGGATTTTTTTTTCTCCGCTTGGCGCGTGAATACTTGCTGTATTGTACGCATCAAAATGATTATTTTCCAATATTCATTTTACGGGTCTGATTTCCACCGCCGCCGCCAGTATCTTGTGGGCTTGTGCCAAGTTTAGCATCAGCGGCGGGGGTGGCCTTAGATTGCAACTCGTCACCGCCATCAATCGTGGGCATATTCATATAATTGCGCCCTTCATTGGGCGTCATTAATCCAGCGCCAACACCAGCCACCGCAAAATTCATTTGATCCAAA